CCAGACCGACCCTGCACCATGAGGGTCATTCATTTTCCAGCACCGTACTGTCATGTTTTCTCATCGCTGGCCTCGGGCTCGCCCGGCTACTGCTGTCCGGATCTCATACCAACGAGACTATGTGACTGGATTGCCAGTACAAGCCTTGCGCCCTCCCCATCAGTCACATGGACTGGCCTCTCAACCAAAGGGGCAATTCACATGAATGCGAAACAATTTATCGGCTCTACCCGCGACTCTGCCTACATGGCCGTTACCGAAGTGATGGGCCTGGCTGCTGACGCTATGGACCAGGGAGCATCTGACGCGCTGCTGGTGATCACTCTGTCCGGCAAGTCGGAGAACGCCATCCTCGGCGGCACCCTGGATTCGGAGAAGATCACCAGACTGCAATCGCTGCTCGAGGACCTGAAGTTCCGCGCAGCCAATGAAGGCGACGGCGACAAGGTTCTCCACGTCTGGCGTTAACCGTGCATCTTCCAGCCTGACATGAAGGTGCTGCGTCTTAACTCCGGGGCCAGCGCCTCAGTCCAATTATCCCCGCGCATGCGCCGCATCTTCACCGTCTGCCACTTCAGTCCAAGCCTTGCCGCCCATTCAGCTGCGGCCAGAGTGATGCCATCCCGAGTGACCATCGTTGCCCCGGCACACACCGTACTGCGGATCGGCTTGCGCGGAATGCGCGTGACCAATGCCAACTGCACGGTGAAGTCGATGCATAGCTGTTCAGGCGCAGGGCCTAATTTGGCCTTTACCCGAGGTACAATGCGCAGACGTGGCCGCACTGATTGAAATGGCAATTCCAACGACATCTGCTCGGGCATGGCGGGCGCTCCCTACGGCTACGGTTATGCGGACTTCTTCATTTCCCTGACCAGTGCTCGGTAATACGCAGTGAGCGCCTTCAAGTCATCGACCGAGTACTTCTTCGGCTCATGCGGCCCCTCGACCCAAGCGACTTGCTCGGCGCCGATGCGCTGCAACAGGTTGATCCGGTAGTTCACGATGTCGCCTGACTTGTGGGTATTGCACGGCGAGCACTGCAGGTGGCAGTTCAGCGGCTCAAAGCGCAGTTCCGGGGCGCTTGCAACTGTCCGATAGTGGCCGGCGTCATTCTTGCCCTGGTGAAACCTGCCGCAGCTGATACACGGCTGGTCGGCATCACGCGCGCGAACCCAGGCGTTGAATGCCACTTGGGTGTCCTTCATGTGATCCGCCCTACTCTTCAGCTTCTCCCGGCGAACCTTGATCTCCCGCCGCTCGCGCTGATCGATTGCCTTGCGCGCTACATCCTGATTCGCGGGGGCGATCGCCAGGCCGCACTGATAGCCGCAGACCTTCTGTCCGAGACGCGCAGGCACGAACTGGATGTCGCACGCGGGGTTGGCGCAACTCTTCTTCTTGCGTGCTGGAGGCGACTTTTGGTTGATTGAGGGAATCATCAGTAAAGGTCCTCGCTAAACAGAGTCCCTTTGCCCGGTGTCTTTTCCCGGCGAACGTTCAGCTGGCCGGCAGCTTCAGCTACCAAGAAAGCTTCCTTGCGATCCATGAAGACTCCGCGCTGGTCGATAAAGCCTTGCTCGACCTTCCCGACTTCCTCGAACGCGAACAGGCGATCCTCTTTCAGTTGAGCTAGAACCCCATGCATCACCATGTCGTAGTGGCGAGCGCCGCAAATGATCATTTCCCCATAGCGACAGGCTGCACAGACAACGAACCGGCCCTCGATCAATGTCTTGCTCACAGTCCACCCCCGGCGTCCGGACCGCGCTCATCCCGAGCCATACGGTCATCGACCAACTTTGCGTATCCGGCCAGGTCATGCCAGTTATCCCGATACTTAGGGTCGCCGTTGAGCATCCGGGCGATCTTGTCGGCAATGACGGTGAGCGCCTGCCGCTGATCAGGGGCGAGACGACTCCATCCACCCTGTGAGCGCATTACGTCCTGCAGGTCCTGTGCGATGCATGCGTGAAGCTCGAATGAGCCGTAGCGCGCGCCACGCTCAGCCAGAGTTGATTCGATAGTCATGACTGAAGCCCTCGATCGCGTGACGGCGTTATGAGCGGCGCCTGCCCCTCGTCCAGATTCCACGCCTCGGTATGCGGGCAACCGGTACACATACGGACGAACTGACTGGCGAGGTCGGACATCGGCTCGCTGCAGACTGGGCAGGGTTTTCCTTTGGCCGAATCCATCACGACACCACCTTGGCAGGAATGCCTGTGTTTTCCAGCCAGTCCATTTCGTAATCCTTTATCGCTTGGGCGTAGGACTCGACCTGACCAGTGCTGATGGAGCCGAGGACAGAGCTGACCGCGCTGCCGTATTGGTTGACGTCGCCGATCAGGATCAGCTTTGGATGGCCGGCAAGCTTGACGATCATCCCCGGCAGGAACTTGGCTGGAGCGCCTTGGGTGAATTTGAGGTTGAAGAGGCTCATGCTGCCTTCCTTTCGCCGTAGATGGCGTACATCAAGTCGTCAGGATGCGGCAGCAACAACTCCAAGTGCTCGGCGCAGTAGGCGTCCAGCAGCTCCAGATAGGTCGTCATCTGCGCAATGGTGAAGCTGCGGGTCTTGGCGCGGCCTACGCGGTAACGGGTGCCATCTGGCAACTGGACCGGATGAACCTCGGCGGGCCACAGACGCGACACCAGAATCTCGTGCCATTCTTCTGAGCTGGCGATCTGGCCGAAGGAGTCGCGAAGGTGGGTCTGGATCAGGCCGTTCCACATCCACAGCATCTTGTTCTGCGCGTCACTGCGCTTGCTGCGGATCTCGACGATGGTCAGCTTGCGAGGCTTGGCGAGGTCCAGCCCCTGGATGTAACCCATCAGCCGGGTGCGGTCGGATTCGTTTCTGAGGATGAGGTCGGTCATGACTGCGCCTCCACAGGGGTGTCGAGCCCGACCTCGACACCCCTCAAGGCCGCGCGGTAACCAGCAACCTCCGCCATGTCGCGGTCGTAGTCGCGACGAGTTACCGGATGCATGTCGTCTGGCATCTCGCCGCCAAACTTCCCGAGCATTTCGCTATGCAGGGAGTCGGAACAATCGGTCAACGCATTGCGCAGCTTTGAGATTACGGAAAATATCTCGGCAGGGAGATGAGCCATGAAGTCCAGACTGCATTCAACAGAAACCGCAGCGCCGCATGAAGTCGCGCTGTCACTGATGATCTTGCGTAGGAAATCGTTCTCGGTCTTGAGTTGGTCGCGCTCGGTACGGGCGTCAAACTGCATACGGTTCGCTTTCTTGAAATTGCGCGCCATCGCCGCATGCTCCGCACCGAGCCTCGCGCAACTTCCACGAAGGCTAGAGTTATCGAGACTGATGCGCTCCACCTCCGCGATCAGCTCCAGCACTACGGCAGGGTTGGCGGCGGCGATGAAGCTGGCGTCAGACCAAATGAGCGCCGAACAGATAGCGCCACGGGACGGGTATGCTGGCTGCACAATTGGATAGGCCTGCTCCGTCTGCCACGGACCAGGTGTTGCAGCCTCAGCCAAACGCTTCAATTCGCTGTAGTCAGTCATGGCCGAATCTCCGGGGTATTACCCAGCAGCCAATAGGCCAGACGCTCGCGCAATGTCAGATAACGAAATTTTCCACGGGCATTGCGGATACAAACGCCATCTTTCTTGCGGTAGATATCAACTGCGTGCGAGTCAAGGGCGTGAGAGGCGTGCAGAACTGTTTGCTTAGGGCAGAACTCGGCTTTCCCGTCGAGCTCGTCAAAGGACAATGTGTCCGCGTAGGATTGAAGACGCGACGCAATCTTGCTTTCGTAGGTTCCGTGTCCGTTATTCATTTGAAAAGTACGTCGCCCGAAACCGAGACACGCTTCTCAGCAGCCCCCGGCTGATTGATCTGGAATGCAGTGCAGAGCACTACGAGGGTGATGATTAGGAGGGGGAGTTTCATGGGCGTGCCTCCTGAGCTATGGCGGCATCCACTGCCTCGTCAAGAGTTTCCTCGTTGAGAACCATGTTCTGCGGCGTCATGCCAGCGAATACACCGCCCTGCGCAATGGTTTCCAGATCGCGCGATCGCAGCCACCGATAGCGCTCGGCGTCCGTGCGTAGGGATTGGTTCTCGGCGATAAGATCGAGAATGTCTTGCTCACTGAAGGACGGGCTCATATCTAGGCCGCCACTTCTCATCCGGCCAATCAGATCAAGCCTTTCTTGGATTCTTTCAATACTCATTGCTTCACCTTCAGGCCGGCTGCTTCGATGGCTACAGTCAAATCTTTGATGTACCTGCCTTCGTTGAAGCAACCGCCATCGACATCATCGAAATAGTCTTGATATTTCTCTGCGAAACGGCTCGGCAGCTCAATCACCAACGCGGCGCGCGATGCTTCCCAAATCTCCAGCGCGTCATCCTCGGTCAGGCCGATTTCGCTGAATCGGTCGTACTTGCGAGTGCCGTAGGCGCCGGACATCCACCACGCCTCGAACTCTTCACGAATACCCATCACACGCACCCCCAAACCAGATTCACATTCACACTGCCGTCACCTACCTGCGCCCGCTTCTGACTCCCGTCCTGACGCACGAAGCGGTTATCTGCGCCTCTGGTCAGTAGGATCATGTCGGAGGCTGTAGGGATGATCTGGAAGCCGTCTGCGACGAGTTCGTTTACGGTTTGTTGTTGGTTGGGAGTCATGGCCGAGCTCCTTTCAGGCCCTGACGAGCAACTGTCACGCAGCCCCAGGTCTCGGCCTTGTTCGCATCGCCGTACTGATCTTCGGCGTGCTGGCGGTTCATTTCGATGATGTGGACGAGGGCGTCACGTTGGGCGCAGTACTTCTCGGGCGCTTTGTCTCTCAGAATCGTCACGCACAGATCGACGCAGCGATCGCAGATGTTCACGTCCGGGCCTCTGATGATGAGCGCGACGTCGTGTTGGTTTTCGCCGCAGAAGCTGCAGCAGATGAGCTTGCTCATTGCGCCACCTCCCGCGCAGCACGGTATTGCCAATCGAAAGGAATGATCGGCTTGCCCTTCTCGTCCTTCTCAGCAGCGTCGCGCAGTCTTCTGCCGCCAACCATCAACGTTTCTGCGCCGCTCCGAATGGTTTTTTCAATCCATTCCTCGTCGTCGGATTCGCGGACTTCGCCGGGGACCATGTACAGGCGCGCAGCCCAGAACACGCTGAATAGCGCCAGGTCGCGTTCATCGCGAAATGATTCTTCGATTGCAGTTGTTGCCACTTCGAGACGGGAGAACCATTCTTCGAATTTCTTGAGGCGTTCGATTTCTTCGCGACGTCGCTCAGCCAGTGAGGCGAGTTCAGCGCCAATTTCTCTGGCCTTGTCCAGCTCTCGAAGGATTGCGATTTTGTCTTTGGTATCGCTCATCAGAAACCCTCCTTGCCGCGTTGAGATTCCCAGTCGAACTTCACCGCAACACCGCCGCCTTCGCGCAGGCGATCCATACAGCGTTCGCCTAGGGCGGAGGGAAGTTGTTCAGCTTCGAGGTTGGAAACGATGACGGTGGGTCGCAGTTCTTCGTAGCGGCCATTGATGATCGCGAACAGCGTGGTCAGCTCGAAGTCGCTCGGGGTTTCCTTGCTTACGCCAATTTCGTCTAACACCAGAAGCGATGGCGCAATGAGCCCTTGCAGTATCTGTGCTTCGGTTTGTTCGCTGGAGCGGTCATAGGTCGCGCGGATGGCTTGCAGCACTGAGCCGATAGTTCGGTAGACGGCCGTAGCCGCGGTAGTGCGCATGATCTCGTTGGCAATCGACACGGCCAGATGGGTTTTGCCTGTGCCTGGCTTACCCAACAGCAGCAAGCAGCGACCGGTAGGCGCAATGTCCGTGAACCGCTCGGCGTAACGGATGGCGATACGCAGCGCTTTCTTCTGGCCCTCGGTTTCGGCGATATATGCGTCGAAGGTCTTGTCGGCAAAGCGCTTAGGTATCAGCGCCGAGCCCAGCTTGCGGACCATTGCGACGCGAGTTTCACGCGCTGCGCTGGCTTGCTCCTCGGCTTCTCGCTCAGCTTTGGCGATCTTCTCGCACTCAGGACAAATACCCTTGAATTCGCGATTGAAGATGACGCTTACGCGCTGATCGAATGGGCCATGAGTCTCGCAATCGGCTGGCTGAATACGCTGCCCGAAGCCGTCAACCACGGACGCGGACTCGGTAATGTTTTCAGAACGCATGTTCGCCACCCCCAAGGTCAACCAGCCCACGGCTGTAATCACGATCTGCGAAACCGGTGTGGCGACTGGCGGGTTTTGACGATGTCGCTGCCGGCGCGGATTTTGCGAGGCGGTTAGCAACCCACTCGGCCTTGAACCCCTGCCATCCGGCGGTGAGAGCTTCGGTCATCGCCTGGGTGGATGTGATGCCCAGCTCGGCGCACTTGACCAGTTCGGCGTTGAGCGAGTCCCACACGGTCACGCTGATGGCAGAACGCTTGGTCTTGCGCAGGGCAAGCCAGTCGACAAGAAGTTGTTCAGGAATGGCATGAGGGTTGTTGGCGAGCATCTGAACCTTGCCGAACGGGGTCTTGCGTTCCGGCTTCGCCGCAACAGGCTCAGGCAAATCAGCTTGGGGCGGATTAATCTCTTTCGAAGAAAGAGTTAATAGGGGTTCTTTCTTTGTATAAGGAAGGCAAATTGGCGTTTTGGTCTCACTCGCGTCATGTCTCAGTGAGACAATTTGGGCTGAGTGAGACGTTTTGGTCTCAGTGAGAAATGGTTGTTTTTCTTCGTAGAAGAGCCATTCAGCAACAGGCGAAATGCCGATGTCGCCGCGGCTTCCACCCAGTCGAAAGATCACGCGACGCTCAAGCAAATGACTGATCGCTTTCGACGTGACGTCGCGGCGCATATTGGTCAGCTTGCCCAGCTCATCCGCTGTGAGACGTTTGGTCTCCAACTGAAAGCCAATGGTCTGCCGTGCAATTGCCATGACAACACGAAGCTCACGCGCAGGCAGATCAACTGTCGCAAGAGCCTCCATAATTTCGTTGTCCATTCGGGTGAACCCTCGGGACTTGTGTATGTGGGTAATATTTGTCATGATTCGTCTCGTTGAATTGCTGTTGAAAGAGCCGACCTAGACCGTCGGCTTTTTTGTGTCTGGGATTTGGCAGTTCAATCTTTCCTACGAAACGCTTGAATAGCGCCGGACATCGGTCTTGGCCTTGTTCTCTGAGCGAAAATCTTCTGAATCCCTGTCTTAGCAAGCTCGCTGGCCGTGATTCCACGCTCGGCTGCTACTGCTTCCAAAAGATCCCGATCCTCGCCCTCTACCAATTCCCCTATCTCCGTGCCTTGTTCTTCATCAGGCATAAGCCCTCCGGCAACTCGGGTCCTTATTGGTCCCTACTGAAAGGCTTTATGCCGCGCTACTGTTTCTCTTAAGCTCTGCTCGTAGGTCATCGATATAGGCCTGCAGGGCTTCCCGCATAAGCACCGACTTCTTCGTCCGATGAACCATTGCGAGGTAAACGAATGCGCCTTCGTACTCATCGTCGAGCAGGACTTTCGATTGGTTAACGTTCTTGCGGTTTGGACGCGGATCATCAGTTCGTGGAAGGCCTTCGTTCATCGGTATTGCTCCTGGGTTATGTGAATTGGTTAGGCTGCGGATTTTTGAGACGGGAATGGGCGCATCTCTCTCGCGGAGAAAGAACCATCGTCGTGACAAGTGACCGTGACGTCCCGGCCAGCACGAATAGCCTTGCTCAGTCCGCCCTGAGTCATGTCGAGAAGCTTCGCGGCCTTGGTATGGCCGTGGGTTTCAGCAAATTCTGTAAGGGGGATATGACGCATGGTTGCGCCCTCAAAAAGTGAATACACGGCAACAGTATGACCGCCGGTATTGTTGCGCGTCAATACCGGCGCTATTGGTTAGATGATTACCGCAGGTAATATGATTTGAGGATGACTAAAGATCCCAGAAAACTTCCCCTATCCGACTGGCAGCTGGAAGACAGCGATCGCCTAAAGGATGTGTTTCAAAATAAGCGCGGGGCTTTGAAGCTTACTCAGGAGAAGCTTGCCGAAGCATTAGGCGAGGGAGTGACTCAGGGCGCCATCAGCCACTTTATGAATCGTCGCACCGCGCTTAGCTTCAAAGCGGCGGCAATTTTTGCAAAACTCTTAGAGGTGCCTGTTTCTGATATAAGCCCGACACTGGCTGCTCAGATGCAGGACATGGGGCTCAGCTCGCAATCGGCTGACAGCAAGCCAGCAGCCGGGCATGAAGCCCCTGCCGCGAACTCTCCCTTCCCCGCAGGCGCGGATGGCTCAGAGATTGATGAGCGCTACGCCCACATCCCTCAGTACTCAGCGAAAGCGGCGGCGGGCTTCGGCCATGAGAACCCTCACGTCGAAACGTTGGCTACCCTGGCGTTCAAGCTCGACTGGCTTCGCGCCAAAGGCGTCAAGGCTGACAACCTGTTCGTGATGTACGCCGATGGCGACAGTATGTGGCCGACTGTTGATCACCACGACGTGCTGCTGGTCGACACGTCGCGCACCGAGGCAACTGACGGACATGTTTTCGTGCTGACCAGTACGGACAAGGGCGCCATCGTGAAGCGCCTAGTGCAGAGCCCGTTGGGCGGTTGGATCATTCGGAGCGACAACGAGGATAAGGATGAGTACCCCGATCTGCTGCTATCGCGCAGTGAGGTGAACGAGCATCGCATCATCGGCCGTGTCATCTGGCGTGGCGGGGATTTGTAGGGACGCCGAAGTGGGCGCCCCTGAGCTGGGCTTATGGCTCAATCAGGAGTTCATCGTATTCTCCAGCCGCCAAAGCTTCCTCGTCATATGCATAGCCCAGAGATTCGATTTTAAGCCTTTTTTTGTATAGACCCAGCTCCTGTCGGGCGTGGCTTACCGCCTGATCTTTAATCAGGTCTTCCCAGCCACCAAAAACCGGGTATTCGTTAAAGACCAAAAGAGCATCTAGTTTTTGGTGAAGTGAAGCCATGGTCATCTGTTTTTTTGCCAGTGCTGTGCTTTCGGCGAATAACATGAACTGCTCGGAAAGCAGGTGTAGGCGGTAAAGCTCCTCATTGCTTAAGTAGTTTTTGCCGGTCTTTGCTTCTTCCAGTGTCGGAATGTCGCCTCTGACAGACTGCAGCCCCATGTTTTCAGCGGTATGATTGGCGCGATCCAGAATTAGTTTTGCGCTAGGCATGCCAGTGATGGCATGGTGAAATTTATCCTGCAGCAATGCATAGAAATTTTTTACCTGTTTGGAATTTGGGTCGTAGTCAGACGAGCAGATTTTGAAACACTCTCTTACCTTTGCGTATATCTGACGCTCCTCATTCCGGAGCGCCCGAACCGCAGCAGCAAGCTTGTTTAGCTTATCGGGGGACTCTCGTAGTGCCTTCTCGTTAAGCACATACCCCTGCTCAAGGTAGGTCTTCAGAGTTTGGGTGGCCCACTGGCGAAATGCGACAGCGTTTTTTGCGTTAACCCGGTAGCCGACTGAGAGGATCGCGTCCAGGTTGTAGTGTTTTATCTTCCGCTCAACGAACCGTCCACCCTCCCTTCGAACTACCGAGAAATCCTCGGTAGTTGCGTTTTCATCAAGCTCGCCAACGGCAAATATATTTTTAAGGTGAAGCCCGACGTTGTCTGCAGTTGTTTCGAAAAGATCGGCCATGTTTTGAGCGGTAGCCCACATTGCCTGCTGTCCTGGCTCAAACCTTAGCTTGATCTTCGAGCCTTCGCGCACGAATAAGATCGAGTTCTCTATCGGCGCGTCCATATTCTCACCAGCAATATCCTTAGACATCTTGTTCCCTCGGCGAGCTTGGCCTGATTAGGCGATGCGCCAGTTTGCCACCAAACCGGCAATAAGCCCCATACCTAGGCCCGCTACGCAGAGATTCTTTGCCTCCAACGACCGAGGAGAACATTTGTACTCTTTGTGATTGCTACGGAAAAGAGATTGAACTACTGTTGATTCATACAGTAACCAAGGAGGAAACCTAATGGCAAAGCAGAAACCCCTGGCACCGAAAGAGCCGTCGTCCTACGAGCTTCTCGGCATGCGCGTTCAGCGGGCAATCAACACTCCCAAGGCTCAGACATCCAAATCAGTTCTACTGGAGCGCTCGGCGAACGACGACCCTGCTGACTGGGATCGCATCCTGGACGAGATCGCCGAGAACGATAACGTAACCGTCGCTCACCGGGATGATGGGTTGATCCAGCTGCTCTGGACCGTCCCTAAAGAAGACTGATACCGAATCCCTCTTTGCCCGCTTCGTGCGGGCTTTTTTACGCCTATCGAAAAATACATGACCGGAGGTATTGACCTGATACAATACCGGCGGTATTGTTCACCCATCGAGACGCCACAGCCCCTACCGAGGGACTCACGGATCGATCACACGACTGGTGAAGCCGCCAGATAGTCCGGGATCAACGAAATGATCTCCCAGCCCCCGATAAGGGGACCGACTGGAACAAACAGCTCTTTAACAGAAGAAGTAATTCAGCAGTCGACGCCAGTAGCGGGCTGCGAATGAGATTGCCTGCCCGTTATCAGCGGGCAGGATGCTCTCCAGGTGTCCCAAATTACGGGTTACGCGGAAAGCAGGAGATCTATATGCCGGTTGTTATGAAAGATGACATTGAGGTCGAGCGCTTGCGCTCCTTGCTCAGATACGAGCCTGAGTCAGGCCTTCTCTACTGGAATGTTACTGGCGGATCAAGGCAGGCAGGTTCTGTGGCTGGGACGCTCAGAAAACAAGGCTATGTGAATGTTTGTATCGGCGGTCGTTTCTACCGAGCCCACCGCGTTGCTTTCGCGCTTCATCATGGCCGCTGGCCCTTAGGTGAGATTGACCATTTAAACAGGGTTCGTAACGACAACAGAATTTGCAACTTGCGTGAATGTACGAAAAGCGAAAACGGGAGAAACAAGTCTGTCTACAAAAACACCGCTTCTGGAATCAGGGGAGTGGGCTGGGATAGACAGAGAAACAAGTGGAAAGCCTCGCTATATCAAGAAGGTAAAAAGATATCACTTGGGCGGTTTTCTACGGCCGAGGAAGCCGAGCAGTGCGTGATAGCCGCGACCAACAAAAGAAGTGCATTAGGCGTTTGATGCGCCTGCTGATTCCGGCGAGCAGTGAGTTTCACAAATGCCGCGCATACCCCGTGCGGCATTCGGAAGCGATCTGAACAAATGGAGCATCACCATGCGAATCAACGTTTACAGCCAAGAGCTCACCAGCGAAGTGGTTGAGATCCAGAAAGTATCGAATACCGGGCTCACCTACAGCGCTGTGCAAATGATCCTGCACAGCAGCGAGCGCCTGCATCACCCGCCACAAGATGATGACCGCAGCGCCGTGACCTTCTGGCTGCCTAAGTCGGAAACGCGCCGTGAAGAGCTCGCTGCAACCTTTGAGTACATGGCAAAGCTTGTACGAAAAGCACCATCGGAAACAGGCCTCGATTAACCCCGGAGCACCCCCATGATCCCCGAACCATCACCACCCCAAGCATGGGGGTTACTGACTGCAGCTATAGCGCTGAATGCCCTCGCGTTGGGGCTGATGGTGGTGTGGTCTTGATCTGAAATTTCTGAAATTAACAGAGGAAGTGAGATGGCGTACTACAAGACAAGCGACCCCGCTGTTCTGGCAGCTTGGAATGCTTACACCGAAGGCTGCGACCGACTGCAGGTTCTTGCAGACGCTTTCGCAGCGACATTTCCGGGTGCAAAAGCCTTGATCCGAACGGACTGGCATAGCGGCAGGAGCTTTTACGGCCTCAGCTTCAACCCTCGGATGCCGCAGCCGCTATGGACCAAGCCAGACGAAAAGACAGGATGTTCGCAGTTTCCGCGCCGCTCACTGCCACCGGGCATAAAAGGCGAGGAACGCAAAGCTTTGAGTGTCGAGCTGAAGAATCTCAACGAAGATTTCAACGAGCGTAAGCCAAAGGAAAAGTCGGACATGCAGCCGTTCCTCGACGCGATGGGCTTGGGAGGCGGCGCGCTGTTCTTCGCCGGATATAAGCACATCGTCACTGACGACTGCATATATGTCAGCACATCCGCAAAACCGAATGAAGCGCTTATAGAAATCCTTGGCAGCGAGTTTGAGGCTGCAGAGAAAGCGAACGCCTGAACCATCCTCCTGCGCATTCACAGAGTGCGCAGCGGGATGCGGATGAATGTGCAGGCTGATGCACTAGTTGGGTCGCCGCAAGTGGGCGAGCGCAATCGACGAAGTCTATGTAAAGCCACACCGTCATAACTGGCGGCAACGGTAGCGAGCGTATTTGGCGGATGTGTACAAGGTCCACATGCCGGGATCAGCTCCGGTCATCTGCATCACCCCATTCAACAGGTAGCCACTGCCTTCCCAGTGAGCGAGCAATAGGAGATTGCGATGAGTGAATTCAAGGGTACGCCGGGGCCTTGGATGATCAAGAAGGAATACGACTCTTGGTCTATCAGAAAGAAGGGATCGACTAAGAGGCATTCAAGCGGATTTCAGACATATCGCGAAGTATGTGAGGAGGTTGGAAGTAAATTTGATGCCAAGCTGATCGCCGCCGCGCCTGATCTGCTGCAAGCGCTGAACGGTCTCCTGTTTGCGTACGAAGACCCGGGCAATAGTGGCAGCACTCACGACGACAAGGTGTTGGCCGCGCGGACTGCCATTGCTAAAGCCACCGCGTAACACCCCACCTACACCAACCCCCACCGAACATACCGAACTGTCCATCCTCCGCTGCCTATCTGGCCGATCGCGTTCTTGAGTAGGCAGTCCCGTGTGTTTGGTTAATCAGTATGGAGATTGAGATGAGCGACCGCCACGCCGTGCGACTACCTGATGGGAAGTTGCACCAATTCCTGATCAGCATTGCCGGTGAACGGTTTCGCTGTGAGTGCGGGTGCAACGTCTTTCACCAGCCCGACGATCAAGAACTCACTCGATACAAGTGCAATTCCTGCGGCGACGAGTTTATCACCGCCTAACCCCTCATCTGGAGGTCATCACCATGAACGCAGCACTGCAGCTTGCTCAGTCTGAATATGACAACCGCTTGCCGGACATGGTCGATGACGGCCCTGTCGTTGAGTGGATCGAACAGAACGCCAACCGCCTGATGGATGGCGAGACAGTCACCTGGGGCTACAAGAAGTCGGAAAAGGGAAAGATCACGGCGGATGAATTCGCTACTGCGGTTCAGGAGCACCTGACGTCGCGCCAGATCGATGGCGAAGATCAGCGTGATGCCTTTGCCCGACTGGTCATTGCGAACCTCGTATGGGGCCACCGGTACGAAGGCCGGGATCAGGCGCTTTACCTGATGGGGTCTAAAACGGCCCTCAAGGATATCGCGGTCAGGATGTTGCAGCCTCATGCAGCCAAGGCGGTTGAGCTGGACGCCGAGTACCTGCAGCTGACAGAGGAGTGTGGATTTTGAGCCCGCACATTCTCATAGACGTCGCGCTTGACGGCATGGACGACCCTGACTGCCCTCCGCTTAACGAGGTCAATGTCATGCGAATCATTACCAACCTGCACAGGGATGACGCCATCACAAACGATGAGCTGACCCATTACTGCAACCGGCTTTATGCCGTGGTTGATCGTCGGACAAGGAGAGTGGCATGAGCGGTATTGATTGGAGCAATGCGCCTGAAAGTGCAACGCATATCACTTTGCCAAACAGCCCAAATCAGCGGCCCGTATTTTGGCGCGTAGCGGCAGGCAAGGCCCGCGAGGCTTGGCCTGTCGAGCCTGACTTCAGCGAAGTGCGTGACCATTACCGATACGGCCCAGATGGGTGCGTTTCGTTCCTGGCTGACACCGCAATAGCCAAGCCAGCCGTATGGAGCGGGGAAGGTTTGCCGCCAGCAGGGCTGAAGGTAGAGGCGTTGATAGAAGGTAACGGTGACTGGGTCGAAGTAACGCTCAAGTACCGATCGCTCGATTTCAGCGTCTTTGAAAGAGGTGACGGAGAAGAGTTTCCGCTATGGAATCCTCAATATTCAACTTTCCGACCGATCCGCACCGCCGAGCAGATTGCGGCAGAAGCCCGTGAGAAGGCGGCCAAACATTTGTACGAAACCATTCGCCCCGGCAAAACATGGGAAGTGGCTCACAACATGGCTCGCGATGGAATATATCGCGCTATTGACGCCGGTTACGGCAGGATGGTTGAGCTATGACCCCTCTCTACCCCTCCCTGATAGACGAACAAGTGGCTGAGCTACCCGAACATCTTGCAGTGCCCAGCGACAGAGTGCTGATGGTGTTCAAGGGGCTGACGATGACCGAGGCGATGCGCGAGGCTGAACTGGCGCATATCTCCAACCCTGAAGCGTGGAGCCGCCGGGCGTGCCTGTGTGGTGAATGGACCCTAAGTTACGAGGTGAGAATGTGAGAAGCGCTTTGAATTCATGGCTGCGTCGTTGGGCCGAGGCATCGTTAAGAACAGAGCTGCACCAATCACAGGAAAGAACGATAAGGGCGCAAGAGGTTCGGGCGTTTGTCGAGGCCCAGCTGCGCGATCATGTTCAGGCCAGCACAAAACGGTTGAAGGACCTTAAGCGGCGCAATGTAAAAGACAGGAAAGAAGATGGTCAGCTGATCAAGGCCCTGAAAGAGCGGATGCCCGAAGACCTGTTCCTGAGTGTCGCGGCGCACGTTCGGGAAATGCAGAAGCGGAATCTCGACAAATGACCCGGCAGCAAGCCCGCAGATTGGCTATGTGGCGAGGTTCGTTCATCGCTCTCACCGCCTGCACTGCCTGGATGTTGGCCAGCGCCTACGCCACGCACATCACGCAATAACCCCCCCCATTCAATCGCAGCGCCCCGGCAACGGCATGGCGCGTGGAGATCTATATGCAAAATACACCCGTCGAAGTGATCGTTGCCGAGGGATTCCCAGTACGAATCACGCCTGAAGTATTGGCTGCCGCATTCTGGGGCATGGATTGCGGCCAGCAGGCTGACTTCTTCCAGGCACTGGCAAAGCGCATTGAGCAGGACAGCCCAGAAGCATACGGCTTCGGCGAACTGCAGTGGTGCGGGTTGAAGCACGAACTTCGCCAGCCGGGCCGCGAGCTCGCTAATCAGATGCACATGGCTCTTTCCGCATTCGCATACGACTTCTGGCCTCAACAGCCGGAAGGCGCTCGCACCGGCTTGTGAGGCTGACGTCATGACAACTGAATCAAAAACCCACTTCAAGAAGGCTTTCAACAGCCCCTACTTGAGCAGTGCCGATATCGTCGGCCACATGACCTTCACCATCGCCAATGTGCGACTTGAGCAGGACAAGACGAAGAAGACCAAGGACATGTTCAACACGGCCTACTTCGTTGAGCGCGAGATTCGCCCTGGTGAAAAGCTCAAGCCGATGATCCTCAATGTCACCAACAGCAAGACGCTGAAAACACTGACCAACTCCCCGTTTATTGAAGACTGGCAGGGTGTGCGGATCACCGTCTACGTGGACTCGAATGTGAAGTTCGGTCGCGAGGTCATGGAGGGGCTGCGGATCAGCCCCAAGGCGCCGGTGGTTGCGTGGCTCACCCCTGAAAATCCGAAGGGCTGGAACAACGCCAAAGCTGCATTCCGGCGCGACGGCAACCTCGATGCAGTCCTTGCCCGCCTCTCGATGACTGACGAACACCAGCAGCAGCTAATGCAGGAGTGCGCCAATGAATCGGCAGTGGCATGACATCGAGCAAAACACGGATGTGTGGCAGGCGCTGAGAACGGGCAAAGCCACCGCATCGAACTTCGCGTGTTTCATGGCTAACGATGGCAAGGCGTTCGGCGACCCAGCCAAGCGTTATGCCCTCCAGATCGCGCTTGAGCGTATCACCGGTCGCAAGGCTGAGTTCGGGTTCAAGAACGCTGAAATGGAACGCGGGCACGAACAGGAGCCCATCGCTCGAATGCTTTACGAGGACGAGCGATTCGTGGAAGTCACCAACGGCGGATTCTTCGACCTCGGCGAATACGGAGACTCGCCGGACGGGTTGGTCGGCGCAGACGG